TTCACCGAGCGCGTTCAGCGCGGTGCGTTTGATTCGTCACTCAGTAGCAACATCTCGCTCCTTGTCGGTCACGACACGCGCGACTTGCTTGCAAACACGAAGAGCGGACTGCTGCAACTGCGCAGCGATCAACACGGCCTCGCCTTTGAGGTGACGCTCCCAGACACCCAACGCGCCAAGGACGTCCGCCAGTTGGTGGACGCTGGCGTCTTGTCTGAGATGTCTTTCGGTTTCCAAGTCATCGCCGACTCGTGGAGCGGCAACACTCGCACACTCTCGCAGGTTGCGCTGCGTGAAGTTTCCATCGTTGAAAACGGCGCTTATCCGCAGACGAGCGCTGAAGCAAGAACCCTTTCGTCGGGCATTGCCCGTCTTCGTCTGCGTTTAAGGATGCCGCTATGAAACTGTCCGAACTCTTTGAAAGCCGTAAGGCGCTCACTGCTGAGCGCGATTCCATTCTCGCCCAGGACACCATGTCCGTCGAAGTCGAGGCCCGTGGCCACGAAGTCGCCAACGAACTTACCAAGGTCGAAGCCGAGATCCGTTCCGCGCAACTGCGCGAGCGTTTCGCGTCATCGAGCGCTGTTGAGAACATGGTCAAGAAGACCGAAGAGCGCTCGCTCGAGTATCGCGATTCCAAGAAGTACGAGATGCAGTTCGCGAACTACATGCGCACTGGTGCAATCCCGGAACAGCGTGAACTCATCACGACCGCTTCGAGCTCGATTTTGATCCCGCGGCTGTACCAAGACGCAGTGCTCAAATATTTGAGTGCGAATTCGATCATGCGCAATTTAGGAGACCTGCGTACAGGTGTTCAGGGCTACCAAGCGCTGCGTTACAGCACGCTGAAAACCGCTGATTACACTGCTGCATGGACGCAAGCCGATACAGGAACTGTTGCAGCAACCGCTGCTGATCCACTGTTCACCGAAGTGGCGCTTGCTCCGGTTCTTTGCTTGCCGAAGACCGAAGTATCGCACCAACTCATTGCACAATCCGACCCCGGATTCCCAGTGGAACAAGAGGTTCTGTCGCACTTGCAGGTTCAGTTGTCGAAGAACCTTGAGTGGGGCTACATCGGTGGTACTGGCACCAACTCGCCGAAGGGCATCTTTACCGTTAACTCCACAACAGGCATCAACATCACAACTGCAACGAGCGCCTCAACGACACGCGCAGCAGCAATCACCGCTGGTGTAACTGTCGCCAAGTTGTCCGAAATGCGCTACACGAAGTTGCCTGCCGCGTATTGGGGATCCGCTGCATGGATCATGCCGCAAGATGTGTACGCAGCAATCGCAGGAATCGTAGTCAACGGCGTTCCAATCTTTGTTCCGTCTGCTGATGCTGCCTTGGTCAATGCTGCTCCGTTCACCCTGATGGGCCTGCCCGTCTACGTCACGGAATACCTGCCAGCGCACGTTGCTACAGGTACCACTGGCAAGAACGTGCTTGCGTGCTTGGGCAACATCAGTGAAGCATTCGCCATGCGCGAGTGGGGAACGATGTCGGTCACTCGCGACGAGTACAGCCTGAGTGGTACTGGGCGCATCCGTTACCAGGGCATGATGTTCGCCAACTCCGACTTCACCCGCGTCAATGCGCTAGTGCAGTTGCAAGTTACGAACGCCTGATTCTGAACCTCTCATCCTTCAGGTGGGTGGGGCTTCGGCCCTACCCACCTGCAGCGAGGAACAATGGCTTTAGACCTAGCAAAATTCCGCAGTTGGGCCCGCATTCCTCACACGGAGGATGACCCGGCTATTGGCATTGCATGGGCAGCAGCCGTACGCGAACTAGAAGAGCGCACCGGGTGGTGCGTGGAGTCGGTCAGCAGGACGCAGTGGGTGCCCGCAGCGCCCTTGACGATCTACGGCGGTCTGTACCTCCGTTTGGAGCGCCAAGGCGACCTGGCGGGCACTACGGTCGTCTACAGCGACAGCACGACGGTACCGCTTACCGGCACGTGCGCGAAGATCATGATCAACGGTCTGGTCTATGTCGATATGGACATCGATGCACTGACCTACCCAGTGACCCTGACCGTAACAGCAGGTAACGCAGCGCTCAACCCGCTGCTCGAGATGGCTCTACTGCAACGCGTGGCACACCATGTGGCAAGCCGCGGCGATGACACGGTTGCCCTGGACTCGACCTACTGGGATCGGATCACCGGCATGATGAGCAAGGGCATCGGCTGATGGCCGGGCATGTCCCATCCGGAATGATGCGCCTCGTCATGACGGCGCAGAATCCAGTAGCCACGGTTGACGCGTTTGGCCAGGCGCAGGAGTCTTGGCTTTCGTTTGCCAACATCCCGGTACACATTGAGACAGCCAACACAGAAGAAGGAATAGGCGATGGCGGCGTTGAGGTGCGCACTGATTGGCGCATACTTGCTGCTTTCCACCCGTCAGTCACCACCCGCTCCAGGCTGCTGCTAGTAGACAACGGCGTAACGCGCACGTTCTTCATCAAGGGCTGCTGGGATCGCGATCAGAAGCGCCGGCGCCTAGAGATCAACGCGGTGGAGGTGTTGCCATGAACCCCGTGAAGATCACCATCGACACCAAGGAAGTCACGCAGACACTTGCGCGGCTTTCGCCCATGCTCAATGAGGCAGTGCGCAAAAAGGCAATCCGCAAGGGCTTCAAGCCGTTTGTTCCGAACCTCAAAGCGGTTCTACTCAACGCACCCTACATCCGCAGCGGCAAGAAGATCCATCGCAAGGGCATCGCATCTGCTACGCGCGTCAGTTCCCCGAAGCGAATGGGCGCAGCAGGCGCACCGATTCGCGCGGAGCTTGGGGTGCAACTAGGCAAGAAGGGCGGCGCTCGTGCTGGTGGAAAGCAATTCGTCTACCCGTGGAAAGAGAACGGGTTCATGCACAAGAAGTCTGGCCGCATGATCCCCGGCAACCACTATGGCGAGATGTGGGGCAAAGCAAACGTGACCAAGATCATGCAAGCGATCAGTACAGAGATTCTCATTGAGGCTCGCAAGATCCTCGGAATGGTGAATACCAGTGTCCCTAAGTAATATCCAACGCGCTATTCAGTCTGCATTGGAATCCTATGCACCTACTTACTGTGGAGTGCGTCAGGCAGGCGTGGCGACACCTTGTTTCGTCTACGAGATTACTAGTGCCGCCGTCGATGTGGTCACCTCCGGCATACCTACATTGTGCCACTGGACATTAACGGTTCAAATCGAAGTCATAGACGATACGGTCGATCGATGCCTAGAACTGGTTGACGATGTGCGAAGTATTTTTCAATCGCCAGTGCCGAATACCACCTACGACTGTGTGATGGTGGTCTCCGCGTTCAGCGTGACCATGAGCACCGAATCAATAGATGACGGCAAGACCGATGCGGAGCGCATCGGCAATATTCAACTCGAACTACTCGTACAGGAGACAACCTAATGGCAATTACACCCGGATACGGCGGGGCGCTTACGCTTAACTTTCAGGGCGGAACGACCCCTGTTACATACCTCGCAAAGAATGTGACGTTTAGCCACTCGCGCTCGTCCCTTGACTCGACCAGTCTTTCAGACTTTGCGGAAAAGCGAATGCCTGGCCGAATTCAGCGAAGCGCTACCTTCGACTGCATGGCAGACAGCGGTCTTGACGCTGCCATTCGCACGCACATGAACCCAACCACGATTGCACTGGCGCAGGGTGTGACGGTGGCATTCAGTTACACCGACAATGGTTCAGTGGTGTACCTACTAACTGGGCACATCACTAGCGCAACACGCACGGATGACGGCTCCGGCCCTGGCATGTGGTCAATCAGCGTTGAGGAGGCTTAATGCCGTTCGATCTCTCTTCTATCTCACCGAAGCCGCGGCGCGTGGATTTGCCTGGTGTCGGCGTCATCATGGTTCGCGAACCCACAATGGCGGACTACACACGCGCTTCGCTTGATGCGTACTGGTGGGCCGGGTGCCTGTCCTGCATCGATGGCACGCCATTCGTGCACAACAACGCAGACATGGCAAACGTCCGAGCAGACATTTGCTCGGCGCTACTTGCGGAGATCAACCGAGAACGTTTTACGACGCCGCCGAACGGCGGCTCTGGAGAATTGCAGACGCCGAGCAACGCATGAACATGAGCGGACTCATTGCCAAATCAGAACTCACCACCCTTGAGCGGTGCGAGTGGCTGCTTACGGCCTTGGTGTGCAA